GTTTATATTCTTTAAACCTTGACTTTTGAAACACAGATGTCTATCACTAATAGACGGGAAAAGTTTCATTGGTGTTAGTCAACTTTGAACAATATAAATTTCAGACCTATACGTCTTTGTTATGTCTATTAAACTTAGTTTAAGTAGACACAACGCATTTTATATATATATATTTTTTAGTATTGTAATTATTATTTCTAATAATATTTAGACACTAGTATATATAATTTTATTTTAATTTAGAACAACAAACAACAATTTATTTTATTTTATTTTAGTTAGTTAGTGAACCCAATTTTACTATTGTACATTCATTGTACGTATGACGATTTCTTTAGAAATTTGACGTAAATGTAGGGTTCTTATATATTTTATTTTGTTATGTGAGTAGGTGTCATCTTTAATCGGTGAGAAAATTAATACATATAGATCATGCAGTTAGTCTTGCCAGGAAAACCTGTATCAAGTTTGTATTTATTAATTTTTAAAGGATTAAATTTGTTCGTTTTTAGTGACAGAACTGTTGGGTTTTGGAGCTGTGGTAGTTTTTGGAAAAACAAGCCACACCATCTAGTAAATCACTTTTATCCAAAAATATATGAATAAGTACCATCGGCGAATAATAGATCCTATGATAATACTTCCTGAACTTCTAATATAAATTACACGTGACGTGTAATGGAGTTAGAAGGTAACAGAGTATTAAAGTAGCAACAAAATTATTAAACGGCCTGTATTTTTTAGTATATAGCGAATTTATTGTAAGTGTATAGATTCAACGTGTAATCATGACTGAGGCAAACATTAAATATTTCAACATAGTAAAACAAGAAACAAACAAAGTATATTATATTTTTATTTTTAAACGTAAAGTTCTATTTAGAACTGATAATTTACAAAGATTCTCATCTGAGAACTTACGTTGGTTAACAGTTAAAGGTAGGAAATACGGTGTTATAGGTAATGAACCTAAGACACAAATAATTAATTTTTTAAAACAACAACAATTTGGAGAGATTGGTTTTCTTAGTGGTATTTCTGATATGATTAAGAGATTAATTTCTAGAGTAAAACATTTTTGTGTAGGTATGACTGATCCTCATACGTTTCCATTGGTGATGGATATTTTATCCTTATTTACAACCCTAACGTGTAATACGTTGGTTTCATGGACTCCCGCATTTATATTAGCAAATTTAGTTAGATTTTGGTCTTTATATATTAGAACAGACATTATCTTTAAATGTGAAAGTGAAGCATTTTTAGCAGCAGCTGCTACGATGTTTTTGCCTCCATCTTTACAAGAGTATGTTAAAAGAATTAATTTATTTACTTCAAAGAAATTGTTTGATTGTCCTAGTATGTTTTTGGACTTAATAGGTTGTGTATCCGGTTTTTTATTAGAGTGTGTTAGTTCATTGACTTTTGTACCCGAGTTTATTATAGATTTTTTAAAACGATTTTTAAGTATAGGTACACGACATAAATACTTATCCGAGATGGCCAATTTAGTTGGTGCGTGGAGTGCCAATAAAAGATTAATTTTAACTGATACCTGGCGACTGAAAGTAAAAACTACTTTTGACGAGTTGTCGAAAGATGACTTGTTTAAGGAGTTTATTAAGAGTAATTCCCAGGCTCAGTGTCAATATAGGGATTTTTTGCGATTATATAAAAGTATTATTAATTATGAAAATTGTTCTCGTGCAGAACCTGTGTGTATTGTTTTTGATGGCCCTCCTGGTCTTTTTAAATCTATTTTCGTAACCCAATTGCTTAAGTATATGGGGTTAACGTCTTATATACATGCCACTAAATCTATCGATGATGGCAAAGATTTTTATGATAATTATAATAATGAAGATGTTTTTGTAATGGATGATGTAGGACAACAAGGTGTTTCGCAATGGCGTTCTATAATTAATTTTGTTTCATGCGTTAAATTGCCTTTGGATTGTGCTTCCGCCGATTTAAAGGATACTAAATTTTTCTCAAGTAGTTTTATTTTTCTAACCACCAATAACTTCATTAATTTACAGGGTAGTTTAACAAAAACTGATTGCATTTCTGACATACATGCTTTATGGCGTAGGTGTCATGTTATTAATTTCCATGCAGCTCAACGCGAGCCAGGAGGTACTGTTGTAACAGGTAACCTTTTGTATCAACGTTGGGATGTTATTAGTAATAAATGGGTGCATACGTTTATAGATAATAAACCTTTTAAACATATAATTTCAATAGTTAATAGACCACAAGTAATATCTTGGCTAGCTTATATGGCTAAGAGATTGCGTAAACACTATGATGGTGTTAAAACCATCACTGATTTAACCCCTGACGATATAGAATATATAGCAACTTTGGAAGCAGAATTTGAAAGAGCAGAAAATCCAGTTGAAGAACGAGAGGATTATGAATCTGCTCATGGCGATGATAATGCACCTGAATTTGACTTTTTGGATATGTCTGAATTACTCATTATTAATTTCATTATTTTTTATTTTAAACATTATGTAACTTCAACTTTAGGTTTTTTATTTGATATAGCGTGTGATGGATCTGATGTTTTTAAGAAAGTCACTTTATTAGGCGGTGTAGGCGTTTTATTTTATAATTTAATTTCTTTTTTCTTGCGTAAACGTAGTATTAACCCGGATACGGAAGATGAAATAATAATTTATGACCCCAAGAAGATGATAGTCGATAAATGGAGATCAGTATTGCATAGTGCCCCCACAATTTTGATGAAAACCAGTGAATCTTTAATTGTAACCCCTGCAGCAGGAGCCCCCTCTAATGTAGAGGCTATTAAAAATCGTATGGGAATTGTAGAATTACCCATATATAAAGGAGGAGAGTTCGGACATGCATATTGTCAAGCTTTAACCTCCGGACATTTTTTATTAGTAGTAGGCCATAGTATTGAAGACCAAATAGATAGTCCAACAATTTTAAATTTTTATGTAGACCCCGATAGTTTGTTAAATAATAATCCTTTATTAAATAATATTCCGTATAGTGTAGCTTATAGTAATAAATCCTTAGATTTATGTATTTTACAATTACCAATAGACTCTATCGCCCCTTTTAAATCTTGTGCTCATTTTTTTAATATCAAAGATTCGAAGGATTCTGTTTTACATCCATTTTTTGTTAATTGTTTTGGTGAAATAAATCTATCAAGTACTATTAAAATCCCTAATGAAACTGTATATTATCAAACTACACAGAGACGTAGAGGTTTGGTAGCCGGTACTTATTTTGAGTATCAGTTATCCGCCCCCGGTTTGTGTGGATCTTTGGTTGTAGACGGTAAAAATGGTATTTTAGGTATGCATGTTTCTGGTGATGGAGAAAGAGGTAATGCAGTTATTTTATCAGCTGCAGAAAAACAACGTATTTTTAAAATTCTTAATAATGATAAACATTTAGTTTTAGATAGTGATCCTATTCAAATAGGAGATTTTAGTAAAATAAAACCAGTAGCTAATTTTAGTGGTGGTATTTATCCATCAACTATTCAACAACATGTACCATCAAAAACTTCTTATGTAGAGTCTCCTTTACATGGTTATAAAAATCCTACTAAATTTCCAGCTAATTTATCAGTTAGAGGTCCTAAAACAGTCAAAGTTATGGCCGATAAATCTTATAAAGTAATTCCCCCTATTCCAAAGGATACAATTGAATTTGCTTCTAAATGTATAGATTCGTTTTTGTGTGATTTTGATGTTTTAAGTGAAGAAGAAATAGTATCTGGTGGAGAATTTCTAAGTAGTATTAATAAAGACTCTGTAAACGGATATGGTTTTGAGAAAGAAAAAGAAAAATATATAGATTTTGAAAATAAGTGTTTTAAACCCGAATTTAGACAAATAGTAACAGATTTAGAAAATAAGATTAAATTAGGTCAAGCAAAAATATCAGATTGTCTTTACTATGAAACTTTGAAAGATGAATTAAGATTAGAACCGAAAGTAGATAAACCCCGTTCATTTAGAGTATGTCCTTTAGCTATAGTAGTTTTAACAAAAAAATATTTAGGTAATCTTTTTAAACATTTAATAAAGCATAAGTGGTTTAACCAAGTTATGATTGGTGTTAATCCTTATAAAGATTGGGAACGTATATATGAGACTATAATTACTAATGCCTTACATATCTTTGATGGAGACATCGCTGTCTTTGACGGTAGTCAGCCGTCACAGATACAAGATATGGTAGGTGATAAAGTTAAGTCTCACTTTATCGGTGCTGATCCAGAAATTTTAGCTTTTTTAATAGAATTAACCATTAGATCAATAATTTTAACCCTCAATGAAATACGTACTAGTACACATTCAACTCCATCAGGCTCTTGGATAACAGGAGTTTTTAATAGTTTAAATAATAGAGGATTTACTGCTTGTTTATATTATAATGAAACGATTGCTGCAGGTATGAAACCTACAGTTAGTGAATTTTTAAAAATTAGGGATTTTGTTTGTGGAGATGACAAGCTATGCTCAGTAGATGCGACATTGGCTTCTAGAGTAAATGCTTTAACAATGAAAAAATTTTTTAGAAGTATCGGAATGGACTTTACAAAAGGTGATAAGAGTGAAATAACTGAACCAGGGATGTCAATTAGTGATGTCTCTTTTCTTAAAAGAAAATTTGAATTTCACCATCAGTTAGGTAAAATAGTTGGCCCCTTATCAATGGAAACTTTAGATAATAGTATACAATGGATGGATGGCAGAAAAGATGTCAACATAGTAATGGATGGTAAGTTAGCGGCCTTCCAAAGAGAAATATATTTACATCAGCATACATATAAAACTAGTTTAGAAAAATTAAAACAATTTTGTTTAGAGCGTAGTGTTAATTTTGTTGAATTGCCTATTCCTTATTTATTCAATTTATTTAAGAACGATGCTGATGAAGCATTTATTTTATATAAGCGTGATTTTAATAAAAATTACGATAATTTTTAAGTTTATTTTAATTTAAGTCCATAATGTAACGTTATAATTCTATGTAGGCGTAGAAGCGAATTATTATGGCAATTTTTTTAGCCTATCGACCATCAATAGTAATATGATGGTTTCAAATCATTTTTACTGCTTCAAATAATAAAACAGATAATAATAATAATAATAATGACATGACCGAAACAACGCCTTCCTCAACAGTAACTCAATCTTACCCTAATAACTTAGATAGCGATAATTTAATAGATATTAATTTTTCTCCTTTGTCTGATACTAAAATAAATTCATCATTTGTGAATAAGAATTCTATAGGTACATATACTCAAGGTTCAGCATCTACCCTTCAAACTAGAGCTGTAGCATCACAAAATAGAATGTTTAATGAATATCCTCCAACGCATATGCCTGATTCTATGAAAATGGATACAACCCCTTGGGTTCGTAGACCCTTTTTCGTAGGTACAGTATCTTGGCCTTCAACAGCCGCTCGTTTTTCTTCTTTAACTCTTCCAATTAGCCGTCTTCCTCGAGATGTTTTTAATAGTAATCCTTCTTTACAAGCAATTGTTAAGAATGCAGCTTTATATCGCATGAAAATGTGTTTAAATATATCGTGTACAGGAACCTTAGTACATCAAGGAACATTAATAGCAGCAGTTGTACCCCCTATGAACAGTAATACAGTAAATTTTTCTAGCGATGGTGGACGACGTATTAACACTATGTTGTCTGGTCCTCATGCTTTCATTGCCGCAAATGAAGCCTCTAGTGTTTGTATAGAAGTTCCTTTTTATTGTAATAGCGATTTAGATATTTTAGATACATCACCTTTTACTGGTAACTGGAATGTTTCCGGTAATGGTGTTCCTCCAAGTCACGTAGCAAATTTAGGTATAGTAGTTTTAAATCCGTTAGTGCCTTCCACAGGTGCAAGTACCACTTTAACTTTAGTAATAGAAGCAGTTTTTGAAGAATTAGAATTATATGTTCCTAGTCCAAAATTAGTGGGCTGGACAACTGCCCCTCCTACAACTTTTGAAGGTCAAAGCTTTTTCGCAACCGCAGCAACTAAAATGGCAGATCATACTTCCTCTTATGCCAAATCCGTAACTAGTGATTTTATAGATGCAATACGTGGAACCTTTAGACTTTATACAGGTTTACACAATTCAAATATGGCTTATTTATCGAATAAAGAAGTAATGTCGCAACGTAATTATATCAATGTTGTAGATTCCAGTACAGCTTTTGAGAAATTAGATCCATCTTCAAAAATAGATAGAATTACAGATAGCCCCATTTTTAATACAACTCGTGATGAAATGTTAATCAAAAGTATTGTTTCAAAACCCCAATATTTAGGCACATTTAACGTATCAACAACAACTAATACAGGAGCTCTCCTATGGTGTCGCCCTATTTGCCCGTGGCAAGGTGGCAACAGTGGTGGTTTGCAGATGTCTAATAATATTGAAACTTTATATAATTTTACTAGAGCATGGAAAGGTGATTTAACCCTTTATATCCAATCTTCATGTACGAACAAGCATTCTCTTAAATTAAAAGTAATTAAATATTACTTTCCTCCTTCAGTAGCAGCCAATTCTTTTCCTCTTATGAATTCACTTTTAAGTGCTCCCTCAGATCTCCTTGAATATTCTGGAGGTAATCAAATTAATTCCGTTAGTCTTCCTTATATGGCCCGTAATAATTTAATTTATAACTCACGTGAAAATAGTGCCCCAGGCCTAATTCATGGTATGTATTATATATATTTAGCTCAACCTTTAGTAATAGGAGACCAAATTCCTACCAACATAGAGTTTAATGTTTATATGAAATGTGATGATAATTTTCAGTATTTTGGCTATTCCACAGAAATGGGACGTGTTTTACCTGTAGGTATTCCAATAGTAGCAGATCCCAAGCCAGAACCGGTACCCCCTTTAGTCCGTGTAAATCGCGGAGAATCAGCAGAAGTAATGAATGCTCCCACAGATCAGCGTAATATTCTAAATAATAGTGAAAAAGAAACAGAATTATATTCCAACAGACTGGTCCCTTTAATTGATGTTAGACCCCTAATAAGACGTATTCAGAAAGGATTAGTTTTAGAGATGACTAATTCTGCAACTGGCAGTTCTTGTGCCACAGTAGACTTATCACCTTTAATAGCTGAGAATTATGATACTTATTATAGAGGCTCTAATGGAGTTATACCAGCCATGTTTTATGGTAAAAACTGTGGCTTGAAGTTTAAGATCAAAGCTTCTCCAGCCGCTCGTATGACCGTACAATATGTTCCCCCAAATGTAGGAGTTATTCCTACAAATTCAGGTTTTAATAACGTTATATATAGGACTGTTCCTAACCCATTGTTAGTAGATAACTTTGTAGATTACACTTCAACAGCAACTTTTCCGTTACCAACGCAGGAATTTCCTACAGCTTGGCATAGTAGCGGTCTTTCTAATCAAGAACTTTTTGAATTTACAATTCCTAATACATCTATATATAAGTTTATTGGAGGACCTAACAAAATGTTAGAACTTCCTTCTAGTACAGTTTTATCAGTAGCAGATTTAGGTCAATTAGTCATTTCTATAGTAGGTGATGCATCAGCAAAAACTCAAGTTGCAATCTATTATGGTATGACGGATGAATCTCGGCTAGGATTTCAAGTAATAGCTCCCACCATTTTGCGTCCTGTTGGTACTTTTGGCCCAATCAACGGTACACTCATCACACCCAATCAAACGGCTACGAGTAGTAACACTCCTACGCCAACACCAACACCAAAAATGTATTTTAGTACATTAACAACCGCATATAGTTAGTTTTTCTTTTAATTAATTAAAATATATATTATGCCGTGAATTAGAC